CGATGGCCAAGCTGCCCGTTCCGCCATACACAGCGGCGTAGGGGCAGTCCATGATGTTGTTCATCGCCGTGGTATTGGCGAGACTGTACGTGATCTGAACCGTATTGTTCGTCGGCGGGTTCGTCACCGGCGGAGCCGTATTGAACTCCACGATGCCGGTCGCTGGGTAATACGTGTAGGCCGTAGTCTCCGTGCCGTCCACGACCACCTTCGTCACGCTCGTCGCGAGGACGGGCAGATGGTACTGAGTGACTCCGCTCTGCGCGTTGTACCACAGCGTCTTCTCTGAACTGATGCGGTTCTCCGGCTGGTAGTCGTCGCCCGCGCCGTTGGACGGATCGCAGTTGATGTAGGTGATCGGAACGTAACCAACCACATCCGCCGCCGTGAACGACATCCCCGGGCCAACGAACGTGATGCACACGTAGAAGCCGGGGGCTTTGTAGTAGAGCTTCGTGTCGTAGAGGAAGAACGTACCCCTCTTGGTCAGACTCGCGTTCGTGTAGATCGCCGTGGATGTGGGAACCGAAGCGTTGGGGTCTACCCAGTAAATCGAAGTCCCGGCGTGAAAGAAAATCGCGCCGTGAAACAGATACTGGTATGCGGCCAGCCCCGTCGTTCTGTCCGTATCGTCCACCCAGGTCTGGCCGTTCCTGCTGTTCAGACAGCCGTCTTTCCAGACCAGGTTCTTCATATCCGGCGACTCGTTCGCCTTCAGACGATAGTCCAGTTCAAAGATGTTCAGACCGCCCGCAAGGTTGCCATAGCTCATGCTGTACTCCCGATTGGGAGACGGCATGTACTTCATATTAATCTTCGGCATGTGCGATCACTCCTTAACCGAACCAGCCGGGGAAGTAGTCGAAGCCGTAGACGTCGGTGATATGGTCGTCTTCGATGAAGGTCGGGTTCGGCTTCAGCCTGCTGATCCTGTCCTCGAAGGCGTTGTAGAAGAACGCGGCGCGGTGAGCGTCGTCGTACTCTACGGTGTGGGCGGCCACCCAGTAAGGAATGACCGCGTGTGTATCTGGACTGTTGTCCAAGGCTTCCTCGTCGTCAGGAGGGTTGGCGGGGTCCACGGACACGAGGTCGGGATAGCGCCAATACTCAAGGTTCAGACTCAGCTTCGTGCCGACTCCTTTGGGAAGCCACAGCTGGTTGCCGCCGTAGAGACGATAGATCTTGTGGATGCGAGTGGCGATCTCGCCATAATCGTTTTTCTTATGCGAAAGCACCAGGCCGCCGTTTACCATCTCGAAACAGTTGCCCGGTAGCGTATAGATGTCGTATTCAGTGTTGCTGTCGTCCAGCGCAAGATCGGACAGCGGAACGATGGCAGGAATCTTCTTCACGCTCGTTGCGATGTACATCATGCAATCGTTCACGAGGGTGGGGATCATACGCTCATAGTCCGCCTGGTTGTTGTAGGTCGATGCGATCGGCGTACCGGCGATCGACTCAGAAAATATGAGTTGCAAGGATGCCTTCTTAACCTGGCCGTAATTCATATTGCCGGTTCACCTCTTTGAAAAGTGTAAGTATAAGTGCAAAAAATCATCGCAAAAATGCAAATCCAAAGTGCAAATTTGGCACTTAATAAAAGTGGAAGGAGAGAGCCCGAAGGCTCTCCCCTTCCAAAGGAGGAAAACTATGCTCAGCCGATGTTGAGCAGGGCGTCGCCGACGGCGACGGGCTTGTAGCTCGTGTCGACCTCGACAACGCGGATGTACTTGTCGCCAACGGTCGGGGTGATCTCAAAGCCGTTGGCCGTGAGTTCAGTCCAGTTGCCGTAGGTGATCGCGGTGTCGTAGGTGACGCCGATGAGACCGGCAATGGTCGTAGCGGTATCGTAGTACCACTTGTTGGAGGCGTTAGCCTTCACAGCGTTGACCACGATCGTGGACTTGCCGGTGTCGGTAGCGGCGGTGACGACCTGCATATCCTTGATCATGGCCTGGCCGCCATGGTACCAGATAGCATCGGTCTTCTCATTGAGCACGAAGCAGTCGTAGATGATACGACCTTCGACGAGCCAGCCGGAGATGCCGGGAGGATCATCATGACACGTTGTTACCCTATCGGCTCTTTATCCGATAGTTCTTACGGTTTCCCGTAAGGTCAGAATAAATTATCATCCTGCCTGTTCAGGATGCCGGACACTCGTGGGAGAGTTGTATTCTGTGAATTCCGAACTGTTGTCTCTTCCGCCGAACCCATCTCTTGGAGAAGCCGAGTCTCTTTGAGATCTCTTCGTCGGTTAGACCTTGAACTTCAAACAAATCTCTCAACACATCTTCCTTAATCGAAGACGCATGAGCACTACACTCATTATTGTTTGCGCGCATTTTGTTGCCGGAAGCCAGCACATGCTTCCGAACTTTCATCGGGGAGCAGCCGTGCTTGTCGGCGACCGCCCGCGCGGACATTCCAGAAAGATAATCAATAACAAGGCTCATATCCACCACAAGAGAATCGTGGCCGAGGCCGCCTTCGGTCACGTTGTAACCGTTAGGCGCTCGGCATCCATACTCTTCAATGTAGCGAATTTCCGCGGCGTCGAGATCCTCCTTATTACTAAAGCCATCCTGAAGAAGTTCAACGTGGAACTTGTCCACTCCGTACTTCTGGATGGCTCTGGCAAGAACAAGGGATCTCTTCGCTTCGGTAAGCGTTGCATGTTCTCGAAATCTTTTCTCTATGGAGCGTTTTGTTTGACCGATATACACCTTATCGTTCACATCGTTTCGGATGATGTATATCTTACCGTTCATGTCGGAAATACAGGTTCATCTCCTATTCGTTACGGTGACGCAGGCTCTTTGGTTCCTGCGTTTACCTCGGTGTTAACATGCCTTTCGGTTTAGCCTTCACCGATTTTGCCCGGTTTGCATACAAGCATTACTGCTTGCAGGGACACATGTTTATCCTGTAGTCTTCGAGCTGCTTCGGGCCAGTGGCCGCGATGTTGTGGGTGATGATGAACGCAGCGCCCTGCGGCAGATGCGAAGAAGGAACCTTCACGATCTTGCAGCCGTCGCACTCGCCCATCTCGCCGCGGATGACCATCTCCTGGGAGCGGTCGGAGTACTTGATGAACGCCGGGTCCTGCATCAGCAGGTTGGCGAAGCGGTAGGAGCAGAACGCCACGCGACCGCGGTCGGGAACGCTCTTGTTGCCCATGTGCTCCATGCCCTGCAGGAACATCTCGTAGGCGTTGCTCTTGGTGATGGCGGTGCTGTCGGTGTTGCCGTTGGCGACAGCGGCGTCAGCCAGAGTCTTGAACACGTAGGTGTCAAACTCGGGGATGACCACTTCGCGCAGCTGACGGCTGAGAGCCTTGCCAGCATCGCTGACCATCTGGGACTGGATCTTGTCGCCCTTGTCGATGACGAACGTGAAGGAGCGGTCCTTGGTGATCGTCAGGGACTGAACGTTACGGGACAGATCAGTCGGGGTGCCGTAACGGGAGCCAGCCGGAGAACCGGAATAGGGGCTGCCGCTGCGGGCGTAGTCGTTCATCGGAACGATGGGGATGGAGTAGACCTTGACGGTCTTCTCACCGGTAAACTTGTAGTCGTTGTTCAGGGCCACCATGGCCTGAGACTCGCGATAAAATCTCTCGTCGACCTTATCCGAGTACTTGGTAGCGAGGTTAATACCACCAGCCATAATTTAATCATTCCTTTCTATGGCTCGCGGTTGGCGGCGTCCGCCGCCGGGGATAATACTGGGACGTTAGTCGTCCGCGTCGAAGCCAGCAAGGAACGGATCATCGTTGGTCTTGTCCTTGACTGGGCCGCCGCGCGACACGCCCCTTACCGGCGCGCGCGACGCAGCTTCCGCGTTTTGTTTTAGTTTTTTGTTTTCTTTGAGAAGTGCATCGTACTTGGCTTTCTCCTGCTTCGCTTCGTACTCAAGGTACACGACAGCGAGCGGCCTGCCGGACTTCACACATTCCTCTGTGACCGCATCAGGGAGCTTCGTGCCAGGCTTTTTGAGATCGGGACGTATGTCGAGTAGGGCCTCCACTTCCGCCTTAAAATCGCGCTGTTTAGGCGCGTCCTCGGTCGGCTGCTTCGTGTCCTCTTTGACTTCGGCGTCCTGCATCTTCCGTCGGATGTAGTCTTCGGCTACGTCCTTGTTGGTGCCCTCGTTGACGAGCTTCTCGATCTCGCCATCACGATAACTGTCCTCGGCTGCCTTCAGCATTTCCTCCGGGGTGTCGTACCCCAGGATCTTTGCCGTCCGCACAGCCTGGTTGTAGATGGGCTGCATGTTTGCCAGCTTGGCCTGCACTCGATCTGTCACCTGCGCCTTCTGGTACAGAGCGGGCAGTTCGGTTTCGTCCAGTTCGACGTCCAGATCCTCATGATCGACCGTCGCCTTGAACTTGAGTTTCTCCTTGACATCGGGCGTGGTGGGCTCTTCGTCTTCGGATGAGTCCTCGGAACTCTCTTCGTCGGCAGTGGTGGTGCCTTCGTCGGTGTTCGCTTCCTTGAAAATGTCGTTGATATCCTGATGAGAATTGCTGTCCTTCGACTCGTCAGCCGAAGCGTCCTTCCCCCAGGAGTCAACATTGAAGAAGTCGTCGTTCTCGCCCCAGCCATCGGGCAGGATCTCCAGATCGTCTTCCGTTCCCAAGGTGAACTCGTTTGCGTTGTCTGCCATAAGATTCATTTCCTTTCATGGTGAGAAAGTTTATTTAGACAATGAGATTGTCTATGGTTGCGCGGGCCGGATTTGAACCGGCGTCTCCAGGGCATGAACCTGGTAAGGGACCGCTCCTCTACCGCGCGATATAAATGGAGCACCGGGTAAGCCCGATGCTCCGTAAAAGATTAAGATGTAGCTGCGTACTCACATGCCAACGTCACCGGGTCAACATTGGTGCTTGCCGTGACAACTGTCGTACCCGCGTAGCTGTTGAGATGGTGCGCCGTGGTCTGCTCGGTGGTTTCGGTTGCCTTGACATAGATGACCATTACTGGCGTTCCCTTTGCATATTCGGACGCAAAGAAAACTTTTGCCGCCGCCACTTTCGTGTCCGCGAGAGCCATTATAGTCGCGTTGAAAAGAAACCGAATTCCGTAGTTGCCCGACCTGTTGCATATAACATCGGTTTGCGAAGTCGAGCTGGAAGTCGAGAATGGCAGATGCGTACAAAGAACAGGCACGGCATCCACATAAGAGTCGGGGTATTTAGTCTTGTCGATTGCCACGCCATAGGTGTCACCCGTGGAAACATAGAAGTTCTCCGTGCCATCCAGCACCATCACGCCAAGTTTGCCCGTCTTGATGCCGCTGACAAGTTCGACCCCGTCAGCATAGTCGCCCACAGACAGGAGCATGG